ATGCTAAATACACGTTATATTTTTCTGCGTCCTCATGCACAGCGGAACATGGTTGCTCTGAGTCCAGAGCGTCGTTATGCCATCAACCAGGATGCGGCCGTACAGATCCTGGTTTTCGCCGGCAATCTGACTTGTTCCGGGGCGCAGTTCCAGGGACGGATTCAGAATTGATCTTCTGATCCTTGTGGAGGGGCGCGCCTGTTCTTCAACGTGCATACTAGACAGGAGTGACCCCTCCACGTTTTTTTGAGGAGCAATCTCATGGCAGCAACATATAGCGCGGCGGTCAATGCAACTAACCCCGCGGTCGTTGACACTAATTCTACGCAGGAAACTGGTGCCGCAATCGAGGGCATTGGATTATCTGGCTCTGATGGTGTCAGCTTGGCGGGATCGCGCATCGGCGGTGAGCCGGGCACCGATTTCAAGTTTGAAACCAACGAATGATTTAGGCGGGGCCGGCCGCACAGCCCCGCTTTTTTCGATTTACGGGGGTGTTTATGCAGACTGGTGTAGTGTCATCTGTTACGGCTTGGGATTTGGTTGCTGACGCGCCGGGGCTCGATCAGTCCCGATTTGTAGATGATGCCCGACTTTTCGTGCAATTTTATCGGCAGCCAATGATTCAGCCTGGCAAAAGCCGGGAAGCTGGACGTGCGATTTACAAGGAGGTCGATTGCATCAAAATCATGGTGCCTGGCGACAAACTCAACATTATAGATCGTCCGGTGGACGATCTTGATCGCCGCCGGTTTGCCGATCGCTATGCCAAATGGCAGGTGGGCGCCGGCACGACCATCGAAGGTACGCCACTTGCGTCGCTTCCTGGCATGACGCCAGGAAAGGTCGAGGAGTACAAGTTCTTCAACGTGCATACCGTCGAACAGATGGCGGCAGCGCCTGATAATCTCGGCCAGAAATTCATGGGTTTCCATGAAAACAAACGCTCGGCCCAGTCGTTTTTGGAGATTGCGAAGGGCAATGCGCCAATCGAGAAGATGAATCAAGAGCTCAAGGCGCGCGACGCCAAGATCGAGGAGCTGCAGGCGCAGATTGAGGCCATAACTCAGATGATGGCGGCCAAAGCAACGCAGAAGGAGTGATCGTGGATGGCGTTCCTGATTGTCAATGACTCTACTCTGTCTGCGATAGTCCAGAACGTCGCGCAATTCTGCTCTTTCTCGACACCAACTGACCCGGCGGGCGACACCGATCCCGCCGTGGTTCAGATGGTGCAGTCGGTCAATTTGGCGGGGCTCGACCTGCTCGGAATGGCTGATTGGCAAGAGCTGACCAAAACGCACACGATCAGCATTGTAGCCTCCTCGTCGGGCCAGAGCGAGCGCGGCTTCAGTTTGCCCGAGGATTTCTACGAGTTTGTCGATCAGACGCAATGGAACAGCACGCAGCAATGGCCGGCCATTGGGCCGATTTCGCCTCAATTCTGGCAGCAACTGCTGATCAGGAAAACGCTGCCCACGCTTTCGTTTTACTGGCAGGTTCGTGGTAATGAACTGTTTATCTTGTCGCCACCGACCTCCGCGCAGACTCTCAGCTTTTTCTACCAATCGATCGCATGGGTACGAGACCAGGACAACGCGAACCTTTACAAGAACCGCGCGACGAAGAACGGCGACGTAATTCTTCTGGATTCTTACCTGGTTACGTTGCTCGCGCGGGTGAAGTGGTTGGAAATGAAGGGGCTCGACAGTTCAGCCGCCATGCGCGATTTCCAACTCAATTTTGAAAACCGGAAGGGTAACGAAAAGGGCGCATCTGTGCTGACGATGACGCGTACTTATGCATTCCCGTACATCCAGCCGTTGGCTAATACGCCAGATACGGGTTTTGGGAGTTAGCGGTGCCACTCGTAAACCTTGCTCCGCGTAAAGTCTCGAGACGAACTGCGGCCGCGCAGGTCGCGCAGGTGTTTATCATTCCGGCGACAACCGGCGGCCTTAATTATCGTGACCCGATTGTCGCAATGGCGCCGACCGACGCGTTAATCCTCGAGAACTTTATTCCCAAGCAGACCGGCATCGAATTACGCAAGGGTTGGCAATACTTCACGCCGATTACCGGCATCAACGCGCATGTGCGCTCAATTTTCTCTTACAACGCGCCAGTCTCCGTAAACAACAAAGTGTTCGCCGCAGCCGGCGGCAACATTTACGACGTGACGAGTGGTACGCCGACAGTCGCCGTCCCAGGGACGGGTTCTCTGGACGACATTTGGGACACGACGCAGTTTGCAAACGGCGCCGGATCGTTCCTGCTCGCCGTGTCGCCAGGCGCTGGATATTGGGTTTATGACGGCACGACGTGGGCGAAGCAGACTGTTACTAATTTGCCGGCCAACCCTACATCGGTGGCCGTGTTCAAGAACCGCGTGTGGTTCACGATCTTGGAAACAACGACCGTGTATTACCTGGACACGGTGGACGCCATTACCGGCACTGCAGTCAGCTTTGAAATGGGATCGATCTTCCGTAACGGCGGTTATGCGCGCGGACTGATTAACTGGACACTCGATGCCGGCATCGGGATAGATGACTATTTTATTGTCGTCGGCTCGCAAGGCGACATTGGCGTGTGGCAGGGGACTGACCCGTCAGACCCCAGCAAGTTCAGTGTGCGCGGCGTTTGGTACTTGGGGCCGGTGCCGAAATATGGGCGGTTTTTCACCGCCTATGGCGGCGACGTGATGATAATTTCGGAGCTCGGTCTGGTGCCAATGTCGCGCCTGATCAACGGGCAGTTCAGTGAAATACAGCCGGGTCCATCACAGAAAATCCAATCGGTGTTGTCGCCGCTCATTTCGCGACTGCGCGACAAGAAGTCGTGGGACATCTTCGTCGTGCCGTCAAGCGATGTCATGGTTATCAGTTTGCCAGAGGACGCCGGCATTTATCGACAATACGCGATGAACATCAACACGGGCGCCTGGTGTACGTTCGTTTCCATACCGATTTCTTGTGCCACATTGCTCGGGGGGCAATTATATTTTGGAACCGAGAATGGCCGCGTCGCTAAGGGCTTGTTTGGCAACGATGACGCGGTCGAAACCAACGGCACGAATGGCACTCCGATCGAGGGCGAGGTGCAGACTGCGTTCAGTGCGTTTGACACGCCGTCGCAACTCAAGAAGTTTGGCATGGCACAACCGATTTTCATTGCGCCAACGGCGCCCTCGGTCAAGGTGCAGATCAACACCCAGTATAATTTTCTTAACATCGGGGGGTCGCCGTCGTTCACGACGCAATCTGCAGGGGTTTGGAACAGTGGCCTGTGGAACATCGCGCTCTGGGCAGGTTCAGCAAATTCTTACCAGGCGTGGGTTGGCACGACTGGGCTCGGTTACTACGCGTCGCTACGCATGAAAGTGCGCGGGTTGCCTGGCACGATCTTTACGTCGTCACACATAATGACTGAGCGTGGCGGGAGCATGTGATGGTTGGCTCACAATCACCTTCTTCACTGATCGCGGCGCTGCGCAATGCTCAGTCGTCACCGCTCGTAGGCCCAAGCGGTCCAGAGGCTCTGAGTTATCCTTGGATGTTGGTCAGCAGCAGCCCACTTGTTTTGCCAGAACGAGCAGCAGTTCTAGACGTTGTTAATTCGGCGCCGACGCCGGTGCCGCCAGTGTTAGCACCGCCGTTGCCGCCTTTTCCACCGTGGCCGCCTGTGCGCTCGAGACCGCCCCTGCGCCCAGGTCCGCGCAGGGAGCAAATCAGACTGCGTGCTAATCCATCGTCCGAAGTGGTTGTGTCGCCTCTTGACGCGCCCGGTATCGAGGACGTGCCCGATATCGAGGACGCGCCCGGTATCGAGGCCGCGCCAGCATCTGGTATTGAGATAGTGGAAGATTTTACTGTACGTCCAACGGAAGACCTTGATTCTTTGAATTTCGAGAGATTGATCTCTCCAGCTCGCGTTGCAGAAGAGCCGGCGAGTGTCGCGGTTGAGCCTCAACCAGCCGTTGACTCCCTGCAATTTGATTTGATGGACATCGTACCAGTGGTGCAGGAGCAGGCAGCAGTCGAACCCGAGTTGGTGATGGTTGAGCCAACCGTTGATGCGACGGCATTGCGTATTGCGGAAGAACCCGCGCAAGCTGCAGTTGAACCGCAATCGGCAATTGTTGAGCCGACTTATGACGCAGCGTTGATGGACATATTGCAGATGCCCCCGCTGCCCCAGGCGCAGGCTGACTTTGGCATTCCGCAGGAAGACTCTTTTGTTTTCGAACCAGAGTTACCGCAAGAGCGAGTAATAGATGACTTCTATATTCCGCGAGACCCTGCAATTATTGAACCGAGATACGAACTAGACCCTGCTGATCTGCGACTTCTCGAGAACATCTTCATGCCATCGACGCCGCAGCAAAAGCAGGAGCCAGTCGTGCAAACGATAAATCCAATCATGCTCGATGACCCGGTTCTGCTGGCAATTTTGAGTGGGAGATTGGATGCCACGCTGGACGGTAACGTGGGCGCTCGCGTCCAGGCTCCTGAATCGCGCCCTGCCACCGCCCGGCGCCCACGTTCAGGCAGATGAGGGGCTATGATCCAGACTGCTCATCAGGATTTGCTGGCGCGGTGGCTGTGCGAACGCATCGGTTACATGCCAACCCCGTGGTTGCGTTGCATCGGCAATGTAACACCCGCGGGTAAAATTCTCGGCGTCGTTGGTTTCGATGCGTGGAACGGCGCGTCATGCGAGATGCACGTTGCGGGCGAAGGCAATTGGGTAACGCGCGATTTGATATTCGCGACGTTCGATTATGTTTTCAACGCCGCCAACCTAAATGTTGTCATCGGCATGGTGCCGTCAAGCAACAAGAAAGCGATTCGGTTTGACAAGCACGTCGGCTTCACAGAGGTCGGGCGTATCAAAAACGGCGCGCCCGAGGGCGACCTAATCATTATGCAATTGCGGCGTGAGAACTGCCGCTATTTGGAGAGGGTACATGGGCAGCAAACGCACGCCGCCGCCGCCTGATTACACCGGCGCCGCGATGGCCGAGGCGCAAGCCTCGAGAGAAAATCTGAACATGCAGAATTTCGCGAACCGGCCGGCGATTTATACGCCGTTTGGTTCCGAAACTTGGCAAACCAATGCGACGATCGACCCAGCCACGGGTCAACGCGTGACCCAGTTCACGCAAAACACTGCGCTCAACCCTAAACTGCAGCAGGCACTCGATGCGCAGATCAACATCCAGCAAGGGCGCAGCGACCTCGCCAATGCGTTTTTAGGCCGCGTTGGCGAGGAGTACCGACAACCGTTTGACTTTCAGAATCTGCCTGCGCTGACCTCTGCTGGAATGCCTGGTCAGTTGCAGACTAACATTGCCGACTACTCGCCCGGCTTGCAGTCGGACGTGATGCGTCAAGGTGTTGTTAGTGGCTTCAACTTTGGCGCCCCGCAGATGGGCGTCAACTTCGGCAACGCACCGGCGCTTCCGCAATACGACGCAGGCTTTCGCAATCAAGTTGCTGGCGAGCTCATGGGGCAGATGCTGCCGCTGCAGCGAATGCAGCAGCAGGCGCTCGAGACAGATTTGTCGAATCGTGGATTCAAGATCGGCTCGGCCGGGTATCAGCGCGGGCTCGATGATTTGAATTTGAGACAATCTATCGAGCGTTACAACGCGCTCAACCAGGCTGGCAATGAAGCACAGCGTCTGTACAACATGCAGATGGGCACTCGCCAACAGGGTGTCAGTGAGGCGTTATCGGCCGGCGGCTTTGGAAACCAGGCACAACAGCAACTGTACGAGCAGATGATGGGTCAGGCTGGTCTCGCGAATCAAGCCGGTGCGCAATTGTTTGGACAGGATATTTCTGCTGCAAATTTGCGGAACCAGGCACTCAACCAGGCACAGAATCTGGACATCAACCGTTTGCAGACCATGAACCAAGCGTCCAACCAGCAGTTCAACCAGAATCTCGCGTATGCGCAGATGATGAACCAGCTCCGTCAGCAGGCCATCGCGGAGCAGGCACAGCGACGCGGCATGTCGCTCAACGAGATGAACGCGCTGCTCACCGGCCAACAGGTCGGTATGCCGCAGATGCCGCGGTTTGTTTCATCAGGCGTTGCAGAAACACCGCAGTTGCTGGCCGCAGCCGACATGAACTATCAAGCGCAGCTCAGTGCGGCAAATGCGCGCAACGCAGCCATCGGCAACACGATTGGAGGTTTAGCTAGCCTTGGTAGTGCCGCAATCGGTAACCCAGCATTCGCGCTTTCAGACATTCGACTAAAAACGAACATTCAACGCGTAGGCACTCACGCAACGGGAGTCGGAATCTACGACTATGACATGGCGGGGTATCGCCAGCGTGGCGTAATCGCGCAAGAGCTGCAGAAGGTGCGACCAGACTTAGTTGGTCAACACGCAAGCGGCTATCTCACTGTTAATTACGGAGCACTTTAATGATAACTGGCAACAACAACGACGATCTGTTTCTACAGTTCCTGATCTCGCAGGGCCACTTGGTTCCCGAAGAGGAAAGGCTCGCGCGGCATCAGCAATACATCGACACACTGCGTAAAGACATCTCTCAACCTCTTACTGGTCAAATGGTGGGTGAAACTAAGGACCGACCTGGTCATTATGTCGCGCCCGGCTGGGGCGAGTATGTCGGGCAGTTCGGCAAGGCGCTGATGGCGCGCCACGGCGCGAAAAAGCTGTACGGCGACGATGGGAAAGGCGGCGAGTATGGTGCGCTTCGTGAACAACAGACCAGCGCACTTACGAAACTGCGAGACGCGCTTATTGCACGATCTTCTCCCACTGACGACGATATGACGGCGGATAGTTACTGGCACCGCGTGATGCGACCGCCGACCTTGCGCCGACTTTGAATCCGTACTAGCAAGAAGTTTACTGGAGACGGGTATGGACTTTTTTAATCCCTATGACCGCGACAAAGTTGCAGCCTTTCAACAGGTGCTCCGCGGCTCGATCCGCGGCCCGAGCGACGTTGCAGCCAATGAAGCAGCCATTCAAGAGGCGCTCCGCGGCCAGAATGCTGCAACTGCAAGCAACGCAGGTGGCATGTTGACCAACAACGTGCCGGTAGGATCAGTACCAAAAGCCAGGGCTGCCGCAGAAGCGGTTATGGAGCCTGGCGAAGAATACATCCGCAAAGCACTGGAGTTGTTTGGTCAGCCAGACGACTACTCGCAGGCGCAACAGTACGCACGCGCCCGCGCGCAAGAATCAGACAGTGCCATGCTGAACGCGCTTGCGGCACAATTTGCCGGCCGGCGTTTTGAGCCCGTGACTGAAACATATTTGAAGCGTTCGCTTGCCGCGCGCGAGCCGTTGCGCTTTGGCAGCACGACAATTAGCGCAGACGGCACGGTGATGAAAGACCCAGGCGCGTCTCGAGAGCGTGAAGCTCAGCGCCTGATGCAGCTCGGGCAGTTTGAGATGACGTTAGACGACAAGCGCAAAGCGAGAGAGGAAGCCGCTGCCGCGAGAATGGAC